GGATTTAGTGCAACAGAATTAGAAAAAGGCGGTCTACTTAAACCAGGTACTGCTGAGTTCTTTTTAAAGGACGCAACGGCGGATCTGAACACTGTTCTAAGCAGTGCAAGTGTGTGGACTGGCTCTCAAGGAATAAATGGAGTAAGTGATTTTCTAAACAACGAAACGCTACAGGATTTAACCAAAACTGATCTGTTCAACAAGGGCTTAGGTGAACTGCAAAATGCAGGAATAGTAACTGGACTTGAAGACGAAGCATCGCTTGGTGGACTTATCAGTGGAGCAAGTAAATTTGGTGTAGATGCAGTGAAAAAATGGCAGGACGGAGCGGCTACACTTGGCGAAACATTTGCTGGAGCAAACAGTTCTCCGATAACCAGTAATCAAATGAGCGAATTGGTTAGAGGCGGGCAGTATTCTATACAACTAGCACAACAAAAACTCAGCAACGAGATACAAGGATTTTCCACTGGTGGTAGTGGAGTGGTTGGCACAACTGTTCGCACAACAATTGACACTGCATTAGAGACAGTTGTTGCAAGCAAAAAAGTTAATGGTGTAATAAGCACTTAATTTAGGATACTAAATACAGCATGGCAACGTTTATCGGATATAGTACAATTGATCAGTACAAAAACTATACAGTCACAGACTTCGAGTTAATCAAACGTGATCTACTAAATAATCTGTCAATCAGGCAAGGTGAGATGCCCGGACGTCCTAATGTGGGTACGACTATGTTCACACTTATGTTTGAACCACAAGGTGAACCGACCAACAAAGCAATAATTAAAGAAATACAACGCATAGTCGCACAAGACCCAAGGATACAACTGTCAGATATAGATGTATTTCCGCAAGAAAACGGAATAAGACTTAATCTAATAGTAGACACTGTTAGTGGGCAACAAGGTGAATTACTAAACATATTCTTTAATAATGAAACAATGCGAGCCTCCTTCTCAGACGTTTAGTATAAACTACCCAGTTAATTCTTTTCATAAATACCATGTAAGGAAATACACATGGCTAAAACTACAAGACAAACTAGTATCTTTGGCGTTGAGGATTGGAAGAGAATCTATCAAACATATCGTGAAGCAGACTTTCAAAGTTATGATTTTGAAACACTTCGCAAAAGTTTTATAGACTATATTCGTTTATATTATCCTGAGAGCTACAATGACTATATAGAATCAAGTGAATTCATTGCACTGCTAGATGTAATGGCGTTTATGGGTCAAGCAGGTAGTTTCCGTAACGATTTAAACACTAGAGAAAACTTTATCGATACTGCTGAAAGAAGAGACAGTGTTGTAAGACTTGCTGAATTAGTTAGTTATACTCCAAAGCGTAACACTGCCTCACAAGGATTTATAAAGGCTACAAGTATCAGTACTACTGAAGGTGTGATAGATTTTACAGGAGTCAATCTATCTAATATCACAGTAAATTGGAACGATACAACCAACACAAACTGGTTAGAGCAGTTTACAGTGATTGTTAATGCTGCTTTAAGTGGAAGCCAAAGATTTGGACGTCCTGGAAATAGTCAAAATTTGCTAGGTGTTCAAACTGACGAATACACATTGAATTTGGTGCAAGGATTCTTACCAGTCATACCGTTTAGTCAAATTATAAATGGCACTAACATGACATTTGAAGCAGTAAGTGCAACTAGTTTAGATGAAACATATTTGTACGAACCAGCACCAGCACCAAACGGCGCTCTGAATATACTCTACAGAAACGATAAACAAGGTTATGCAAGTGCAAACACTGGTTACTTTTTTTACTTTAAACAAGGTAGTTTACAAGATCAACAGTTTAATCTTGGAGAAAGAATAAGCAACAGAATTGTTAATGTAAACATTGAGGGAATCAACAACGAAGATACATGGTTGTACCAACTAGATGCACAGAACATTATTCAAAGCGAGTGGAAAAAAGTAGAAAACATCTACGCCGGTGCTACAGAAGAACTAACTCCTGAGCAACGTAGATATTTTCAAATAACATCTCGAACCAATGATCAGATAAATTTAAATTTTGGTGACGGAGTTTTTAGTAGCATTCCAGTTGGTACATTCAGAACTTATGTGAGAAGTTCAAACGGATTGAACTATATCATCAACCCAGATGAAATGCAAAATGTCACACTTAGTATTGGGTATGTTTCAAAAACTGGAAGAAATGAAACACTTACTCTTACATGTGCATTAACACAACCTGTAAGCAATGCGGCTAGCAGAGAAAATATTAACGATATAAAGCAAAGAGCACCTGCTAGGTATTACACACAAAACAGAATGGTCAATGGTGAGGATTACAATAACTTTCCATATACACTTTATTCAACTATAATTAAGTCTAAGGCAGTTAATCGTAGCTCAATTGGTACTAGTAGATATTTGGATTTAGTTGATATCACTGGAAAGTACTCAAGTACAAATGTTTTTGCATCTGATGGAATGGTATACGAAAATACAGAAGTACCTAGTTTTACATTTACATTTATAGATCAAAACGATATAACAGATATAATTGTTAATCAAGTTGAGCCTGTGCTTTCTAGTAGGGGAATGCAAGAGTTTTACTATGAAAACTTTCTTAGACCAAGTTTAACTACACTTAATTTAGAATGGTCTCAAAGCACAACTGCAAACAACGAAACAACAGGTTTTTTTAAATTTGTTGCAAGTGGTGCACCAGCACCAGTTGGTCCACAAGCAAGTGATAATAAAAAGTACATTGCAAAAGGTGGATTAATTAAATTTGTTCCACCTACTGGGTTTGTTTTTAATAATTTGAACAGACTAAAAGTTGGGTCAGCAACATTACCTGGTGATAAAACTGAGTTATGGGCAACTGTTACTGCATTAGAACTTGATGGGACTAATCAAGGAACTGGTAACAATGTTGACGGAACAGGACCAGTGACACTTAATAATTTTATCCCAACTAATGCAGTGCCAACACAAGTGATTGTAAATTTTGTTACAGATTTACCAACTGCCATAGAAACAACAATGAGAGACAATATTGAACTTTACAGAAACTTTGGACTAGGTTACGACAACCTAAATCAAGTTTGGTATGTAATTACTGCAAGTAACCTTGATAGTAGTGTATCTTTTAGTTTAACAAATGCACAGAATACAAGTGGAACAAGTTTAGATAATAGTTGGTTAGTTGATTTTCAAACAGATGGTGTTACATATACTGTCAGTTCAAGAAGTTTAGATAGATACTGGGCAAGTGTGTTAGAAACACGTTTCTTTTATGATGGCACACAAAAAGTCTATGACCCAAAAACTGGTAAAGTGATAAACGATTTTATCAATGTACTAAAGACAAACAATGCTCCGGATGTGAGCACACCACTAAACAGTGATGAGATACTTGACATTATCGGGCAACCAGTTGAATCTGATGGCTTTATTGATGACTTTAGAGTGCGTATTTCCTATAAAGATTCAGACAATGATGGCGTACCAGATAATCCAGATTATTTTGAAACATTGGTTGCTCCAGAAACCAATCCAAATAGCAAGAGAATATATCAACAACAAACAATTGACTTTGATAACCTTGAAAGATATACACCACTAGCAAGCGGAGTTGTTGTAGGGTCTTTGGCAACAAAAAATGCAATTGAACTTGTGAAAAGCGAATATAATGACGCACAGGTTTTTTATGCATATACAGATAAGAAGTTTTACAAATTAAGTATTGCATACAACGGAGTTAGGACTATTGCTGAAATTTCTGGGTATCAAACATTTGTGGGGAGACAAGACTTAAACTTCCAGTACAGGCACAATGCCCCTCTAAGCAGACGTATTGACCCAGGTAGTACAAATATCATAGACATCTATTTGCTCACGCAAGCATATTATACTGCATATCAAAATTATATTAGAGATACAACCGGTACTGTTGCAGAACCTGCACAACCAACAATAGAGCAACTTACCACTTCGTATAGTACACTTAATCAATACAAGATGATCAGTGATAATATTATTCTTAACAGTCTAACATTCAAGCCTTTATTTGGGACAAAAGCACCATCTGAACTTAGAGCCACTATCAAGTGCGTTAAAAATGCTACCAGTACAGTTAGCACAAGTGAAATAAAAAGTCAAGTGATAAATGCAATTAATCAGTATTTTACTATTGACAATTGGGATTTTGGTGATACGTTCTTCTTTTCAGAACTTAGCTCATACTTGCATGACCAACTTGGAAGTATAATCAGTACCGTTGTACTTGTTCCAACTAATCCGTTGAAAAGTTTTGGTGATTTATACGAAATACGCTCTCAGTCAAATGAAATATTTACTAATGCGGCAACTGTCAATGATGTTGAAGTCATTGATGCACTAACAAGCAGTCAACTTAGAACTGCATCTAATAGTGGAGTAGTATAAACTATGGCTAAGCGTATACGCTCTGAGGATTTTTTACCAGAAATCTTTCAAACTGCTGCAAACAAACAACTTCTAAGAAGTACTCTTGATCAACTTACTCAGAACCCAAAACTTAAACCCACTGAAGGTTATATTGGACGTAAGATTGGTCCTGGCGTAACTGCAAGTGACAACTATATATTAGAACCAACACAGACAAGAACTGATTACCAATTAGAGCCTGGGGTTGTGCAACTGAAAACAGACACTAGTGTAGTTGAGAATGCAATTACATACCCTGGAATCATTGACAGTTTGCAAATGCAAGATGCAAATGTAACACGTGATGATAGACTTCTAGAAAGTGAACACTATAGCTTTGATCCAATGGTTGATTTTGACAAGTTTGTGAATTTTGGCCAGTACTATTGGATACCACCCGGACCTGACAGTGTTGATGTATTTTCAAACGGGGTACCGACAACAGATACGTTTGATGTTACATACAATAATGGTTATAATTTTTCAGGAGAAGCAGGAAGCCTCCCAACATTAACTTTGGTACGTGAAGGAAATTACGTATTTGATGTAAACACCGGCGGTAGAAATTTTTGGATACAAAGTGTCCCAGGTACTAGCGGAGTGTTACCACAACAGGCAAATCAAAGTTCAAGAGATGTTCTTGGTGT